TCCTTTAAATAATAATAATGCTTTTGTCAATTTTTGTGTCTTTTTCATCTTGATTGGTTTTAAATTATACGTAAATATACAACATATATTCAATTACCACAAGTTATTTGTCAAATATTGCATTTTATTTTAAGTTTCCTTTCCTGACAATTTCCCCCTGAACCTTAAAACCTGCAGGACACTTGAGTTTTGCCTGCAGATAACTATAAGCAAGTACCTCTTTTGAGGACTTCTTGTCTTTACTGATACATAAGAAACTTCTTTGTATTTTCATCGTATGTCAATTTTCCTGTTAACACTTATACTCTCGATTGCCCAATAACGCATTGCATCTATTCCGTGATTCCATATTTCTATTGGAGAGTTCGTCGCTTGTCCTGCTCTGTCAACTGCCCATAGGTAATTGCGAAGTTCTTTTATGATATTCAGTGAACGTGCGGTAACTCTAAACGGTCTACCCTGCAGTAATTGTATTCCGTATTTGACTGAGTCAGCACCTTTCCTTGCTCCGTAGATAGCGATACCGTGTCCTGCGATTTCGTCGATTGACTTTGGTTCTGCTGAGTCGGCATAAATTCTTCGTCGTATCTTCTGCTCTTTGTCGTTGGCTTTTGAAGGTAGTACGATGTCTCCGCATAGCTTAGCCAACTGATTGTTGTTTAATCCCGTTGTAAAAACCACCTCGTCAAAGATGTATTCGCCATCCAATTCCCAAACGTCGATTAGAACTGACGGGTCGTTGGTGTACCCGAAGTCCATACCTGAGCCTAAGTATTTAGCGTCAGTTGGTATCTTTGGAATCTGTGACCAATTATTGAAGATGACTCCCTGCAGGTTTCCGATTAATCCAAGTCCGTAAACGTTCCACCAATTCTGCCAATACGGAGAAGTTTTTGCCTTCTCTCGTGCCTTCTCTATTTCTGCTCGTGTCGTCTTATTAAGACCTTCGTTATCTTCGTAAGTAAGTATTATCAATTCGGCATCATCGTCCTTTAGAACTTCTGTATGTGCCCAAAATTCAGCAGTTGGATTGAAGTCTAAGAAGATATAAGACGAGGTTCTAATTGCTAACTGATAGTAAGTCTCCCATTTGATATTGTTCGCCTCATTTACGTACAAGATATGTCGTCTTGCTCCCCTTACTCGGTGTTCTTGGTCGACAGAAAAGAACTCGATAAACGAGCCATTAGAGAACGTGTATTTTGCGTTGGTTATATTGTAGTGCTCAGGTACAAATCGTTTAAGGTCTTGCATTATCTTGATGAAATCTTTGATGACTCCCCTTCGTAAGTGAGGAAAAGATTCTGAGATAACAGAGATTTCCAATCCTGCGTTCTTGGTAGCTAACTGAATCAAAATAGGGAGTATGCCAAAAGTCTTACCTGCTGACGTTCCTCCCTGAATGATTTTCTTTCGAGCCTTTATTCTACGTATCTTCTTTATTGCTGTGGTTAAGATTATTGCCATCTAATTCTGTTGTTGGTTTTATAAATTTGTCAAGTCGATAACGTCTCCTTCAAAATCTTCCATAATCGGTTGCTCCTGCACAAGTGAAAACTCGTTCTTCTCTACGTAACCTCGATGCTTGGCTTGGGTCTTCAAGTAGAAGATAATTGAAGTCTCCCTGCGGTCTTTTATGTTCTCAAATAATTTGCCTTCGACATAATCTATGCAGTATTCTTTTATCTCAGTGACCGCTTCTCTATACGCTTCGTCGTTCTTCATCCAATCGTAGTGAGTGCTTCTTTCCATACCGATAGAGTTGCAAGCGACACTGACATTTCCAAGTCCTTGTTCAAGCAATTTAATCATCTGAGTCTTCTTGGTTTGAGTCTGTAAACTATCCGCCATTTTATAGTGTTGTTTTTTGTCGTTAAAGTATAAGGCCTTTGTCCTTGAATATTTTGTACCTCTCTTTAAAAACTGCTCTCGCCTTTAGATGTAAATCTTCAAAGTGCCTGTCGTAGTACTTGAAGTTAAACTCCATATCTACTGCTTCCATTAATTCTTTGTAGCTGATTCTGTATAGTGGGTCTGTTACCTTCAGGAATATGTAGGTTAGGTTTTCTAACGTGTTCTGTTGCAAGCCTTCAGGGTTCACATAGAAAGCTAAGTCTTCTAACGAGTGAAAGGTCTGCACTTTTGTCTTCTGTGCTATAGTGATGAAAGTATCTCCCCTGTCTGCTTCGCTCTCTTTGATTGAAGTTGCCGTTGAAGTGCCTCTTCTTGTTCTGTAGATTTCAAAAGCTTTTTTGTTCCTGCTTGAGACAAGTAGTGTCTTTCCGCCTGATGACAAAAACTTTAGCAGGGTCGCTACTTTTACCCTGTCAGTTTCGAAAGGAACAGAGTTGAATACTGCCATTGCATTAACTAAATCGAAAGGTTTGTTCTCCGCTACTTTGTCTAAGAAGTTATTTATACTGTCATAGGTTTGAGCGATGGAAACTCCGCTTTCTTTTCCCTGTACAAATGGTTCGAATAAAGTTAAGTTCACGCCTTTAGTTCTCAGGAAAGCAGATTGCTTTGCGTTGCCACTTCCGAACTCTAAGTAGTTTGGGTACTTTCTCTTCAGGAAGTTTGCATACATCAGGGAGTTTGCTTTCTCTGCGATTCTCCCCATTATCATCACTTTTGTTGCTACTCCAACTGTATATTGCACAAAGTGTCTGCGTTGTTCCACTCGAATGTTATCTTCTTTTCCTTTGACAGAATAATTTGCCGTTATGTATCTAAAAATGTCGTTTGACAAATCTTTGACTTTAATGACAGGAATTTGACGAAACTTAGAATTGTAGAACTCAAGCCTACCTCTCCCGTTCACTAACTCGTTCTTTTCGTTCAGGATGACAGGAATAACCACCTTGCATTTTTGGTAAAGAAGCCTTGAGTTTTGCGAGTCTCCGATATTACACTCTCTGTCTACTATTATATCTTCGTAGTTCATTAGTGACATACCTCTCAGAGGCTCATAGATGTCTTTTACGTCCTCTTTTCCTTCAAGGAATATCTTTAGTTCAGTCACTTTGTTTTCGTCGAACTCTTCATCATTTAATATTTCCTGCAGTTCTTTGTTGAACATAAAATTGACTGCGTTGGTGAAGCTTTTAGAGTCCATATCATCGACATAATTCACGTACACCTCTGTATTGCCTAAACTTTTAAGCACAGAGGTTCTTTGATGCCCTGATAGAATCAGTCCTTTACGGGTCACATAAATCGGAGAAAGTAATCCGTACTTGCGAAGTGATAAAACGAGTAATTCCCGCTTCTCTTTTGACAAGATTCGCGGGTTATCTCTATCTCCAATCAAGTATCTAATTTGAGTTTTTTGTAACTGAAACATAGTAGTTGTCTTTGATTAGTTTGTAATATACATTGAAGCCTGTTTCTCTCTTCAGGATAGCGAAGAAGTCCTCTTCTAACAATACGCAATTATATCGTTTGTCAAAGAATCGGTAGTTCATATCTTTAGAAATCTTGAAGAACAAAAACTTTACACTGTCAAAATTCAGCAACATCTGAATCCCTTTTACGCTTAGAATATCTTTGTTGGTAAACATAAATGCGTCAACTGAATGGTTCTCTTTGAAGAAGTTTGTCGCTGAGGTAAACTCTTTGACGTACACTTTGTCCGAGTTGGAGTCCATCGACTTCTCACAAAGGATAACTTGATTATCAGGGAACTTCATAAAGATATTCTCGTCTGTTCCTGAGTACAAGATATTTTCGAATTTACAATCGTATATTTTCATAGCCTACCATATAGTTAGTGATTCCTTGTGCCTCTAAAATTGCGATGATAGTCTCCTTTTCTGTGGTGGGAATTAAGATGACATCTTTGCGTTCCGACTGAAATTTGTTCTCCACTTTTCCGTAGTCCATAAGCAAAACTTCCTGCGAGAATGACTCAGCCAATCCTTCGATTTGAAGCTTAGTAATACTGAAGTCTTTGTCGGCATCCAAGATGTCTGAGACTGTATTAATCAACAACTCTGTATTGTATTTTCCTGTTCGAGACGTTTGGTTGTCGTAGAGTCTGTACTTGTCTTTCTCTACTTTTGTCAATCCTGTAATTTGAGTGACTTCTATTTCTTTTACCTTGTCTTCCTTCAGTACAATAAACCTGCCGTGACCTGAAAGTATCTCGTTGTTTTCGTCAACCACTATATTTGTGATATAACCAATCTCAACAAGTGAGGCTCTAATCAAATCTAAATTGTCTTGAGTATGGATTTTCTCGTTCTTAGCGTACGGAATTAAATCCTTTAAACTCATAATACTGTTCGTCTTCGTCTTTAGCATTTTTTTTCTTTTTACTTGTTTCTTCTGAAAAAACAGCGATTGCTTTTTCTCTTTCATAATAATTTACGTTTGAGGTAAATCGGGTTATTGGCAGTCGATGCTCTCGTAGTATGTGCCCTGTTTGGTTACCCAAACATTCCATTACTTCTGATTGTGTATATTTTCAGGTCTTTCAACGTATTGCTTTCTTTGATAAATGTAATCTAATTGCTAATGTTTTATTCGATAATAGTGCATCCTGAACTTTGGTTTCTCATTGAATAGTGCCATTTCTGTTTTTAACACTTTAGCACCAAATTCCCAACTCATTATCAAGCATAACGTGAGTACATATCTCGTGGTTATGTAGCTTCCCACCGTGCTTTCTTTGTCTGTCGTGTCGTATGCTCGCAACATTGTGACAGGATTCACTCCTTCGTTCCAAAATTCGCCCATTTCTTTTTTTTTTATTTTATAGCTATTACTCCCGTAAAGTTGTGCCTTCTCCAAATAACCTCAATCTTTTTGAACCCTGCATTTTTTAACATTTGTATGTTTTGTTCCAAGGAATAGATTTTCATTATTTTTCTGAGGTCACGTTCTTTTGACAGGATTTCTTTTTCTGTAAAGTTTGATAATTTGTAGTCGTATGCGATAGAACTAATCATAGCGTTAACCTTTGAGTCTTCGTAGAACATCTTTTCTAACAGGATAAAACCTCCGCCTGTATTCATCGCTTGGTAGATGTTGTTGACTACTATTTGTCGGTCACGTATCGGAATAAACTGCAGGGTAAAAATACTTGTGATAAACGAAATATCTCTAAACGAATAGACTTTTACGTCTTTCTTGTCGAACCGAACGTTGTCGATAGTCTTCAGGTCGTCGTTAAAATTCTCTGCTATTTCAACTCCGATGCAGTTGGAGTTCGGGTGTCGCTCTCCAAGTTGCTTGACAAGTTTTCCTGTCGAACAACCGATGTCATAATAGTTTTCCCCATCCTCGATAAAGTAGTCTGAGAGTATAACGATGTCTTCCACTATACTCTCGTAGTCTACGATTGACTTTGCAATATGATTGTCAAAGTTTGTGATTGCTTCAAAAGAGAAGTTCTTGTTTCCCTCCCTGAACGCCTGATTGCTCTGCTCCATTATTATTTACTTTAGTTAAAAATTGGTCTCTCGTGTAATTTTCTGTCAACCCTAATTTAACGTATTCCGCCTTCGTATTTGCGTTGGATTCCACTGAGATAAAACGCTCTTCGTCGTGTACTCTCAGTAACTGATTATAGATTTTCGCTTTAAAGAACTCTACTTTTACGTAGGTATCCTTTGGTGTTTTGAAATAAACTCCTGCAAAATTAATATTCGCCTCAGCACTGATTTTCTTCAGTGTGTCAGCTTGGTATTTTTGCCCTCGAGCCGTGATTAAGTAAACGATGTATTTATCTTTTCTCAACTCTTCAGCAAGTTCTACGGAGTAAACGTCTCGCTCTACCCAATAGACTCCTGTTTTATAATCCCACTCGCATTTCTCGGCTAACGTTCTGTTTAAG